GAGAAGCTCGATGAGCCAACCGCTCAGGCTTAGGCGCCGAGAGCGTCGAGCATCGCGGCAAACGACTTCGGGCGAACCACGCCGCCGTCGTAGTAGCTGGAGGCAACCAGCGTATACAGACCGCCGATAGCATTGGTCTTGTCGCGGACCATCTCCAGGCTGACGCCGCCCCAGTAACCAATGAAGTAATCGTTAAAGTCACCGAAGATGATGGCCGAGCAGGTGGAGCCCGAGGAGCCCTTGACCAGCGTGCGGCTCACGGCGTTGGTGAACAGCGGCTGGTAGCCGTTGATCAGGCCGGAATCGCCGAGGATGTAGCTGGCATCAGTGCCGGACGGATTGCGCAGGGTCTGCTTGAGCTTACCGCGGATCTGGCCGTTCGAGACGTAGCGCAGGTTACCGAGAAGAGCGTTCTGGGTATCGACAGCGGTTTCGAGTGCGATGATGTGCGCATTGGTCGGGGCGAGACCGTTGGTGCCGCCAGCAACCGAGCCGATTCCAGCGGTGGCAACGATGCCCGTGGCCTCACTGGTGCCGGTGCCGTGGAAGAATGCGGCCTCTTGAATGGCGAGCATCTGGTTGGTCAGGTGCGAGCGAAGGAGCGTCTCGATGGCGCTGGAGGACTGCTTGAGGAGCAGCTCGCTGATGTCGATGTAGGCGGGGAGGCGCTTGGGCGACAGGGAGAGCATCGCCGTGGTGGGCGAGACTTCATCAGCGGCAGCGTTCTCGGTCTTCTTGGCGGGGTTGGTGCCAGCGATGAGGCGGGGCAAGTCGAGATTGCCGGTGAGTCCTTCGAGCACGGTGGCACCAGCTTGGCGCATCACGGAGGCGTTGAAGAAGTCATCCAACAGGCCGCGCTTTTCAGTGGCGATGGTGTTGCCACCTTCGCCGGCGGTGCCAGCGGTCATGTCGCGGCGTTCGACGCCTTGCGAACCACGGCGAACCAAGATGCGGGGCAGCATGATGCCGCCGGTCTCCAAGCCAGCAGCGCGCGCCTCGCGCTCGCCTTCTTGGATCATTTCAGCCTCGACGCCATCGATGGGCTGCACAGCGGCACCCTTGGCGCTGCGGTGCATGTGGCGAAGGAGCTTGCCCATGTCGAAGCCAGCGACGTTGCGCTCTTCGCCCTGGGAGAGCTGGGTTGCCTTCTGACCAGCAAGTTCGAGTTGGCGGGCCTCAAGCATGATAGCTGAGTCAAGGCCCTCAATTTCGGTGTGGATGGCGGCGACCTTGGATCGGTCTTCGGCTTTGGACGTGTCGAGGGCGGAGGAATCAGCGAGGAGCTTGCGGCGCTGTTCGTGGTATTGCTTAATCTTATTACTCATTGTAGGTGTTATGTTTAATGGGTTTGCGCGCAGGACTTACTTGATCTGAAGCCCGAGTCGGGCGGCCTGCGCGCCCGTGATCGGAAATTGTTTGTCGGCGGGTGCCGTAGGTGCGGGGGCCGATGCCGCGCTGCGGTGCTCGGTGAGCGAGCGGAGCGCGGCGGAGGCGTCGGGATAGGCGGGGTAAGTAACCGGAGAAACGTCGTAGAGACGGGAGACCTTGGTGATCGTGCGGCGGGCCGTAGTGACCCCGTCGCGGGTCGACTCTTCCCACTTCTGCCCCTCCTTGCTCACCGTGAAACCGAATGAGGATTGGTCGACGTCGCCGCGTTCCAGGGAAACCATTAGGTCGCGCCCGGCCTGCGTGTCCGGTGCCTCGAACTCATACCAAAGCCCGCGCGCGTCGGTGCCGATCTTGAGGGTGCCGACGCCAGCCTTGGAGCGGGCAAGGATCAGGTTCGCATCGTGGTTAAACAGCGCCCGCACATCGTCCTTGAGAACGCCATCGAAGGCGCCGGCTTGGATCTGCTCAATCATGCGGTACTGCTCAGCGCCTAAGTTCTCCGAGTCGGAGGCGTACACGGCGGCATAACCACGCACGAGACGCTTGGCTTCAGCACCTGCGCCCTCAGTGCGCAGTTCGACGGCACCCGTGGTGAAGCGGCGCTCGATGGTGGGGGCGGAAAATTGGGCGGGAGTGGTGCTCATGGGGCGGCGGGAGTGGGTTGGGGGTCGGCTGCGGGTTCGGAGGCTGGCGAGGGGAAGCCCGAAGAGGAGGAGTTGAGCGGGGCGCGGTAGTCGTCCATTCCCGGCGCATCCGACTTGGTGTATCCGAGCCATTCGCGGGAATCGTTGGGCGAGAAGACCCCACCCGTGCGCATGGAGGCGATGAATGCCGCCTTGGCTTGGAGTGCCACGGCGGCGATCTCCTCGCGGTCAAAGTTGAACCGCAGCCCCGAGCGCAGTTCGTCGGTGGTGAGTAGCGAGTAATCAAGGGACTGTTCCCAGTTCACCAGCCACGGGTTCAAGCAGTAGGCCAAGAGCGCGAGATTCATCTGCTCGATGCCAGCGCCGAAGCTGGTCGCGGCGGTGGAGTCGCCAATCAGGACGGGCGGGATGCGGTAAAGTCGGGCGATCTCCTGGAGCTCGAAGCGGCGGGACTCGATCAGCTGAGCATCGGCTGCGCTCATGCCGCCAACCTGCTTAAACTGAGCCCCCCAGAGGACGGGCGTGCGGCCGGAGTTGCCCGCGCCTTCGTGCTTGGTTGACCACTCCTTGCGGATGTCTTCGAGCTGCTCCTTGCGGGTGCCAGGAGGGGCTTCGATTAAGCCGTTAAAGCGGGCCCCGTTCTTCATGAGCGAACCCGACGCCTCGCGCTGAGCGATGCTCGTTCCAATGGATTCGCGCAGAAGGGTTACAGGGGAGCGGCCCGAAATGCCGTCAGTCGAGAGGGCACGGACGTGGATAATATCGAAGCGCGTGAGCAGGTTGCGCTCATTGGCGACGCGGTAAGTGATGAAGCGCTGGCCGGTGATGCGCTGTGGCACCACGTCGAGAGGGGAAAGCCACTCGATTTCGCCGGGCTGGCCCGAGCCGTCGCGGTGGATGCGGGCGTAACCATTGCCGCCCAAGCCTGCGCCGGTCTGCATGAGTTGGCGTAACTCGAAAGCGGTGTGTAGGTCGCAGGGGCGCTCGATGGCGAAAGCGGCGGGGTGGTCGCGCACCAGCTCTTCGCCGCGATCGGTGCGGCGTACCAGTTGGCAGGGGATCATGGCCACCATATCGGCGAGCAGTCCCACGCATGCGGTGACAGCAGCGACGCCCATGGCGGTCTGGGTGTTGACCACGGCTCCCGATGCGGACGACGCGCCCACAAGCATTTCGATGGAGCTGGAGCTTGTGAGGCTGCGCTGCTCCGTCACGTCGCGAAGACGACGCTCGGCGACCAATGCGCGATTGCGCAGGGCGACCGGGTGCGAGCTGTTGTTGAGCGTGTGGAAGGTTACCACGCCACCAGCGTGCGAGGGGGTGTAACTTTACCAACTCCCCCAAGTGTCGATTGATGCCGACAGGGCGCGGCAATGGCGCACTCCGGCGCGGATCGTACAATTCAGAGAACCCTTTTTAGACCATGATGCACCCCGCCCCTTGATCCGGCGCGGATATGCTGTGCTGGCGAGCGGCAAAGGCCATGGCGAGCGCGGCCATACCGTCGATGCGCCCCGAGCTGCGTCCCTTGGCCAGCAGTCGCCCGCCCGCGGTGCCGGTGATCACCGTGGTGGCGATGGCGTGGGCCGTGGCCATGGGGTTGCCGCCGTGCGACAGGGTAGCGGTGATGACGCGCCGCTCCAGCTCATCGAGCGGGGTGCTCATCTGGGTGTAGCGCTGCGGGCAGATGAGCATAGGCAGGCCGTGCTCATCCTGGAGGCGTTGCCCTAGGCCCTGCGCCCATCCCGGATCGTAGGCGAAGTTTTGCACGGTGCCGGTCAGCTCGGATAAGCGCGCAACGATGTCGCGCTCGATCTGGTTCACATCGCTGATGGGGCCGGGTGTGAGCGCGAGCCATCCCTCACGCGCCCACAGGTCGTAAGGCTGGTTATCCCGCGAAATCCGGTCGGAGAGATCCGCCTCGGGTAACCAGAATTGCCACGCACACAGGAGCCGCTCGGGGTCGGCAGGGTCAACGGCGAGGGCGCAGAAAGCCGAGGTGTCGGTGGTGCTGGCTAAGTCCATGCCGCACCAGAGCGGCAGACCGCGCAGCCGCTCCCAGCTGACGGGATAGGTGATGGCTTGGCCGGGGTGGCCGCGTGCCCATTGGGCGGGATCAAGCCAGCGGGCGGGGCCAGTCGTCTGCCAGCAGTTGAGCTGCTTGATGAGAAATTCACGGCGCGCCCCGGGCGAAACCCGCGCCCCCACGGCGAGCTTGTGCATCTCGGAGGCAGGCTTGACCACGCCAAGGGACGGGTTGGCCTTGATCCAGATGGCCGGATCATCCCAGCGGTCGGTGGCGTCGATGGTCCAGATAGCCCCAAAATAAAACGCGCCGTCGCCGTCGTCTCCTCGGTAGGTGCCGCGCTCTACCGAGTCCAGCATGCGGCAGCACCGCTGCTGTTGCTCCATGCAAATCCCCTCGGGGTTGTCGCCGGCGGTGGTGATCTGCAAAACCAGCGGCGAGAAGGCGGCGCCGAACGCGGAATTGATGACATCCCACAGGCCACGGTCCGGCCACGCGTGGAGCTCGTCCATGATGGCGAGCTCGGGGCGCAGGCCGTCGAGGGTAGATTTATCGGCACCGAGCGGCCGCCAGTCGGAGTCGCTCGGGTTATGGGTCAGCCGGTTGTGGCGCTCACGGAAGAGCCGCGCCCAGCCTTGGGCAGTGCGCAGGAGGCGGCAGCCATCGCGCCACACGATGTTCGCCTGCTCCAATTTGGTGGCGACCGAGTAAACCTCGCAGCGCGCACCGGGCGGCGGGAATGCGAGCTGATAGAGCCCGAGCGGGGCAACGAACCCGGTCTTCCCATTTTTGCGGGCGACCTCGATGTAAGCGTAATTGAACCGGCGCCGGCGCGGGTCGGAGCGGTGCCGCCACCCGTAGAGCATGGCGACAATCCACCGCTGCCAGTCCAGCAGCTTTAGGGTTTTGCCAGCGAGCGGACCTTCGAGGCCCTTGAATTGCTCAGCAAAAGCGGAGGGGCGAGCGGCAAGGGTTACGTCGTAAACGTAGGGATAGGCCGTATCTGAGGCGGCGCGCTGGATATCGAGCGCGTGACGACGGGCGGCGAGGTGAATCCAGCGGTTGTGCTGCTTCGGGTTTTCGACGATGTGCGCACAATAGGCGCGGGCCGGATCGTTGGCAGCGAGGGGCTTGAGATGAGCCGCCGTGAAATGCCAGGGGCGAGCGCGAGGGCGGCGCTTTTTCTCTGATTTCTTGGGCTGGGCGCGGGCCGGTTTCTTCCGCCCGGTCGCCGTTGTCACTGGGTGAAGAGGCCGGTTGACTTCGACTCAGGGGAGAGGGCGTAGGGCGACCAGTTCGGATGCGCAACCAACCAGGTGGCAGCATCAGCGGGGCGGGCATACTTTTTGCGCATGACCGGCGCACCGGATAACCGCATGTCGCGGATCAGCACACGGCAGGCGCGCTGATCGAAGCCAGGGAAGCCGAGCGCATCGAGGGCGTCGGGGAGTTCTTTGGGTGCGGCGAAGCGTTGGGCGGGTGCGATCATGCGGCGGTGCCGTGGGCGGCGTTAAAAGACTCGGGGCCGACGGGAAGCGCGGCGGGTGTGTTGGGTGCGCCTAAGCGGGCACGGGCGGCAGGGGAAAGCCCCAGCTGGGTGGCGGTGGCGAGCAGGAGCTTGTGGGCCGAGGCGCGGGCGGCGTGGGCGGGGTGCAGGTAGCGCCCACCCGTGGCTGCGGTGAGGATCGCGCCCTCGCTGCGTAGTTGCTCGGTGAACAGGGAGACTTCCGCCGAGGCCTGAGCGTAGGCAGCCAGCAGCGCGGAATCGTGGTGCTGAATCGAGTCCTCAAGGAGGAGGGCGACGCGGTCGTATTCCTCGGCAGCGAGCGGGGACAGGTGCAGAGGAGCAGGCGGCACGCCGGGGGCGGTGCGGGCCTGTGCGGCTGTTCCGGTCTGCGGTGCTGGGCCTCGTGCTCCCATTAGCGGCTGGTTCCGATGAACTTCCCCTTGGCGTCGTAGTGCATCACCTCGGGCTTGCCGGTGGCGGCATTGGTGCGGACCTCATCGCGGCCCGCGTAGCGCCCTGCGGCGTCGGCGTGGTAGGTGGTAGGGATCGGGGCGGAGGTGGTGCCAGTTGAGGCGCAACCCGAGAGCAAAGCCGAAAAACTGGTGATCAGGATGAGCGGTAGCGGTAAAGCTGTCATACGGGGCGACAAGTAACAGAATGGCACAAAAAAAACAACGCCTTATTTTTGGGCGCTTTTTGGGGTCGAACGAGTGAGCCCGGCGCGGCGGTCGGCGTGGGTCTTCTTGGCATGGCAGCGGCGGCACAGCGGCTGGTGGTTTTCTGGTGCCCAGAAGTGCGGATCGGCCTCGCCCCTGGTGATGGGCGCAATGTGGTCAACCAAGCAGGCAAGGGCCGTGCGCCCCACCTTCGCGCAATCCGAGCACAGCGGATGGCAGGCGAGGAAGCGGCGAGCGTAGGCGGACCAGCGCGGCGAGTAACCGCGGCGCGAGGCGCTTTCGCGGGTATCGGGAGCACGCGGCGCAGGCGCTTGGCGGCCTAGGGTTGGCGGGCGGGTGGGCATTGTTTTACAAGGCTTGTGGGGTTTTGGCCTGCTGGAAAAATGTATGGTTTTGCAGGCGTTAAGCCTGCCGAAACTTACCCGTAGAATGCTTACCTTTTTCAGTTTAGGCAGGGTGTTGCCCGCCTATCTGGCAAATCCTCTGCCTATCGTGCGTTGGGCAATGTAGAAACACGGCGCACGTTTGCAGGAGGTGCAGGTTGGATAAATTCCCGCTTTACTTTGTCGGGTGGCAACAGGCTCTCAGCTAGTTTACCCCAGAACAAGAGTTCCTCGGCGCACATATTGAACTGGTTTCTCTTTTCTGAACCGATTAGCTCAGCTTCGGCGCACGCTACAAGAAAGCGCACACGGTCAGCCATCATTGCGCTGAGCTTTTCAGCGGATTCGACGATTAGTTTATGGTCAGTAGTATTCATAGATTTATGGCCCGTTGGTTTATTGCGGAGGGCCAAGCCGCTAGACTTCTATCGTTGGTCACGTTACCCGTTCGGAGAACGGAAATTAAAAGGCAATCGAGCCCAACCAGTCGCTACAGCGAATAGCCCGCAACGCCGCTGATGGTTCGGTTATCGCAGGGTGGGCTATCGCTGAGCTTGGACGTTAGGCAGAACGGAAAGAAGCGTATCGTGGTGTTTGCCGTCGATGTGCCAACGCCACCCAAAAATCTGCTCTACGCATTTCTTTCTGCGCGGGGAAAGGTGATGTAGCGCAAACACGATTTTAGGAGTTCCACGTTTATTTGCTGGTGCCATCTGTTCAGGCGTGAAGAAGCGTTGATTATCACTAACCCACTTACTCAGATTACGGAACTTGAAAACCTCCCCATCAGGGGATATTAGCGACCATACACGCGCATGTTCATTGGATTCACCTTTACCTAGTTGTGTCGCCCTAACCCGATCACGAACATCCTTAGTGTTTGCGTTCTTTATGCACTCCCTAGCTATTTCTGGGCTCCATTCGCGCATACCGTTTTTCCTGTTACGCTCTTTTTGCTTAGCGAACATCTCCTGTTTTTGAGCAGGAGTAAGATTTTTATATCGCTCGTTGTCCCTTAGCTTCTTTCTTTCGGAAGCGGAAACGGAGCCTAACCAGTCGCTAGACCTAATGTCCGCGCTGTGCCCGCTGATGGTTTTATTGGTTTCAGGTTTTGCGGCCATAGGTCACCTCAAACGTTAGGCAGAGAGGAAACGGAGCGTGCCGAGGGTCGCTTTTCCCACGCCACGCAAACATGGGTGCCGTGTGGTGCATCTTTTGCGCTTAGGTTCCATTTATGGCAGTATGCCGTCTGATCTCTGCGATCACCTATCCAATGCATGCAGGTGAAGCAGCACCTCCACCGTGCGCTTGCCGCTGCGCTGGCCTGCTCGCTTGTGCGAGCCTTTGATTTCCCAGTCCCAGCCTTGCCGCCCTTTTTGCCGAGGGCGGAAGCGGCTTTGTTTAGTTTCATTCGGATTTTAAAGCGTCGATAGGAAGCGCCATCTCGCCGCGTCCGAGCTGACCCTGTGGGCCGACTGGCTTAACCTGAGCGTATTGCTCGCCGCCAATTTCACGGAGCGCGATGACCACGAAGCGACCAGCTTTGATTCCGTTGTAGATGTTGCCGATTTCGATGTTGTTTTTCATTTGGTGTTTGTTGGTTACGTCCTCCACAATGCGCAAGCGGTTGCGCATGACAAGAACTATTTTCAAAAATCGAAAGAAAGTTCCAAACCACGGAAAGCAAGGCAGTTACGGAGCCTAACCAAGCGCTACAGGCGAATGCCCACGCTGTTGCCTCTGATGCTTCGGGAGTCTCCGGTGTTGTGGTCATCGCTGAGCTTAAACGTTGGGCAATGCGATCCACCGGATCGACGGCGTTGTTTAGAGCGCGTTCGTTGAGCGTTACCCAAACCCACCCCTTCCAGCTCCCGTTTATTATGCGCTTTTTCTCGCTCGGTTTTATCGAAGTTATTCCGCCGTATGCGCGGCAAGTGGTCCCGCATTTCCGTCCGGCTCTCTGACGGCATTCAAACCACGATGCGTCTCCATCCTCAAACAGGCCCGCGTTATCCCGTATGAATGCGCGTAGGTTTTTGAATCGGTAGTGGATACCCTCGGGGCTCCTTATCGAGAAAACGGCGGCGCTTACATGGTTTTCGCGTGCATCTACAGAGAACATCTCGGGGTGCATTTTCATTCCTAGGCCAGCACTGAGTTTTTGAGTGCGGCGTGCCGCATCCTTGACTTTTTGAGACGCCTTTACCGCCGCCATCCTCGATTCTTCCGTCGCAGTCATACTCCTTACTTTGCGAAGGTTTTCCGAATAGAACGCCTTGGATTCTTCGGAGTCCGCACGAAAGGATTTCGTCTTAGCCTCTTTTTGTTCATATACCCATTTCCTGTATTCGGGGTTTCGCACCCCATTGTTTACTGACTTCGGCTTACCGGGTATATTTACGCGCTTGGACCATCGAGCAATCAAAGCGGCACTGGTGCTGTTAGGCGGGGATGGTTTTCTAGTGCCAGAATCCCACTTTGCCTTTTGTGCTTCGGATATTTTTTTACGTGTTCCAGTGTTCATGTTATCAGAAATTCGGAAATCCCATACAGCCCAACCATGCGCTACAGAGAACGACCACGCTAATCACTCAAATTGTTCGGGAGTCGCTGAGATGTGGTCGTATCTGAGCTTAAACGTTCGGCGCTCATGCCAGCACCTCCCCCGCCGCAGGCATCGGCCTACATTTTCCCGGCTTGCATGGCGGGATTCCGGCCTCGTCGCGCCAGTGCGTGACCAGTTGTTCGGTTAGCTCCAGTTTTCGGGCGA